GCGCCTGGAAGAGAGAATCAACCAGTTTGCGGAATGGCTCAATGGTGTTGTAGGCGATGATGAATCCAGCGACGAGGGCAGCAATCGCTGCGACCACGAGCACGATTGGATTGAGCGCCATAATCGCGTTAAAGATGCCCATCGCTGTGGCGGCAAGGCGTGTGGCTGTGGCTGCGATGTTGACGGCAATCGTGAAGGCGGTGTAGGCGCCCACGAGCGCCAGCACCAAGCCAGTGTTGTCGCCGATGAACTTGCCAACCTCGGTGAGCGCCTTGACGAGCGTGCCGATGATGGCACCGCCAACGGCGATCACGGCAGGCAAGACCTGCGTGACCATTGCTGTGATGAAGGGACGCAACTTCTCAATAGCCTGCGTAAAGGCGTTGGCGAAGGCGATGCCGAACTCCTTGACGCGCGGCATAATCTCATCGCGGAAGGTGGTCAGCACCTCTGCCAAGATCGGGAGCACGACGCGCCCGATGTCCTCCACAGTGTTGTCAATAGAAATCTGAATGCTCTCAAGGGCGCCCTGGGTGGTCTTGCCGTAGGCTTCGGCTTGTCCGGCTGCGGCCTTCTGGATCATTGCCAGAGCCTGCGTCGCCGTGGTGCCCTTCTCTACCGTGAACCCGTAGCGGCTCAGGATGGAGGTGTTGCCGCTGAAGACCTTGCCGACGAGGTCGGATGCCGTGCTTAGGTCTACACCTCGGAGGCGAGCGAAGTCCATCGCAATCGCCTGCAGCTCAATCGCCTTGCTGACATCCTTTGTGCGCGGCACGAGGCGAGAGAGCGAGTCGCGGAGTGCGTCGTCGCTGAAGGCAAGGTTCTGCCGTGCCTCAACTGCGGCATCCATCTCCTTTGACTGAGCCTCGGTGATTTTCGTGTTCGCAGAGATCGCTGCATTGAGCCGAGCAATCGAGGCATCTTCCTCGGCTGCGGCCTTTGCAGCGGCAAACATCGCACCGCCCACGACGATAGCGGCTCCTGCTGCAATGGCGAAGCCCTTTGCGGCTGCGGCGAACGGAGCGTTGAGTTTGCCAGCCGTTTTTTCTAGGGTGCGCGCTGTCTTATTGAGTTCGCGCATTCCCTTAGAGGCGCCATCCTTGAGAATGACGGCAAGTGTCGTCGTTCGTTCAGCCACGCTTGCCCGCCTTTCTTGTCGTCACCGACGATTCAATCCGCATAAACTCCAAGCCACGCAGCACCCACTCGCCAGGAGCCTCTTCCAGTTCCCACGGCGCGACGCCCCACCGCTGAGCTAGCGCATCGAGCGCGTACTCCAGCGGCACCGGCGCCTTTGCGTCGGGGTTTATTGCTGTTCTGGCGAGGGCTGTACGGAGTTGCTGCCCTGCTCTTTTGGGAGTGTAAGTTCCTCAATCCAGTCGCGCATCTTAGACGCAATCAAGGTCATCGCGCTGAGTGGGAGGTCGTCAAGACTACCCACGCCAAGATTGTGCGAGGAGATCAGGGCAAGCATCTTGTCCATACTCTCTTCTTCGCTCAAGTCTGCGGCGCGGATAGCCTTGATCTCGCCCCAAGTAAACTCTCTAACTTCAACCCAGTGACCGGCGAGATCGCCAGTCAGTTCAAGTTTGGTCGTCTTTGCCTTTAGCATTCTGCCTCCTTGTCCTGCTTAGGAAATCGTTGCGAGGTTGTTCTTTACCACAATGGAGAAGTCCGTTGTAGCGGACGAGTCCACGATGCCACGGTAGGTGATGTTCGCCACAATGACGCCATCAACTTCCGCGATCTCGTGAGTGTCTGCTACACCGTAGAAGTCCAACTGGAACTCATAGTTGCCCGCGCCGAGCGTTGGCCCTGTGGACAAGATGCGAATCTTTCGCTCGCTCTTGAGCAGGAACTGATCAAGCTCGTTGCGGTTCGTGAAGTATCGGACGATCTCAAGTCGCGCCTGTCGCGCAACAGGAGCCACCGTGTCCACGGCTGCCGAGGTGCCGTCAAGCACTTCGCGTCGGACGAGTCCGCGCGTGAGCGTGAAGGTTGCCTCTTGCACCGAGGTGTCGGCGGTTGAGCCGATGGTCGTCGCGTCAATGTAGACGGCTGCGTCTACGCCGAGCACGCTGACCTGGGTTGTATCGCCTGGGCTGGCGCTGAACGCCGTGCCGAGCGCGACCGTGCCTGCGGCGATCGTCGTCGCCGAGAAGTTCACCGCCTCGTCCTTGACATAGGTGATGCTCAGTTCGTCTGTGGCGCAACCCGCCAACTTGTAGGTTGGGACGACCGTGCCGCCATCTTGCCAAGCCCACTCAGTCGTGAAGGTCTTTGGCGCGTTCGCCGTGCCGCTGTTCGGGCTGTAAGTCCAGGTGTATGGCGCGACGGTGCCGGACGGCGTGACGCCGCCCTTGACGCTGCCCTCAAGCCAGAACGGGATCTGGCTGTAGAAGACTGGCCCTGAAACATTCAAGCCGTTGCGCTCAACGCCAGGGTTGATCTCGTATGTCTCAAAGAAGTCACCGCGAAGCGTCGTGGTAGCGATGCTCGTGACTTCCTGCGATGGAGTCGCCTCGTTGATGTAGAGGACGCGAGTTGCGGAGGCAGCCGAACCAGCCGTTGATTCAAGCGCTCCCACGAGTTTGTATAACTGGTTGACTGCCATTTGTTTCTCCTAACTTTCTTCTACAGAGGAGAGGGCGTTTGCCTTCTCCAAGTATCTTCCAAGAACTGCGTCAGCCGCTTGCTGACCTGCTTCCAATGCGGTCGCTGCCGCAGGGGTCACGAACGGCTTTGCGCGAGCACCAGGGTGCTCAACCAACTTGGCATAGCCGAATGCTGCTCGTAAAATCCCATTTTCCTTCGGGTAAATACGGTGCGCTCCCGTGCCGAACTCAATCAGATGGCGATGATTGCCGCCGCGCTTGCCTGGGATCGGGCCAGCAATGACGCCGATGGTGCCTGGCTGTCGCTTGATTTTGACTGGCTTGATTGAGCGATACAGGTTCCCTGTTTTACGACCAACGCCCCTGGAGAGATACGACTGCTGCAAGACTGGCTGCATCGCTTTACCAGCAGCATCGCGCATTGCCTCAAGCACTGCCTCAAGTTCAGATCCGTAGAACTGCGAGAAGTAGCGCTCGGTCGCTTCGGTCTTGTATTGAATGCTGAAGGAGACTTTTGTTTCTGCCATTACGGGGCAATCGTGTTGAGCACTTCGCGAGTCGTCACTTCCACCTGCATCTCGATCACGGCGAACATCTCGCCGCCGTACTCGGATTCTCCCATACGGATGTCCGGCACGAGTGCCTTGACCACAACATTTGGCAAGCCGAGTTGCATATCGCTGACCACGCCCTCTACGAGCACATCGCGCCAAGCGTAGAGCGCCTTGACTGCGCGATCGGTGCCCATTCCCTTTGCCACATAGAAGCGCACAGGGAAGCGGTGGATCTGTCGCACGAGGCGATTCGGGCCGTACTCTGCCGTCGTAGAAGGCGGGAAGACGACCACGGATGGGAAGACGGAGATCATATCTGGCGGGTTCGCCGTTGCCAGCCGCACCTCGTCGTAGCCCGCAGGGGGCGTCGTGTTGGCAGCCGAGAATCGAGCGGCGAGCGCCGTGCCGATGGCGTAGGTATCCAGCGCCATTTAGACCGCCTGGGCTGCGACGCGGTAGGCGCGCAGCATCTGCTCCACATCTGGGTCAAGGCGTGCGAGCAGACGCATCTGCCCGACCTCTGGTGCGGATGCGATCCCGAACGGGGTGTTGCGCCGGTTGAAGATACGACCGCTCTGGATGATGCAGCTCATCTCAATCGGTCGCGGCACTGAAGGCCAGCCGCGTGTGCCGACGATCTTGACCGCCTTGACGATCTCCACAGGGAAGGTGTTTGCACCTTCGGTGAGCGCGATCACTTCGGTGAACGGTCGTCCAGTGGTGGCTGCGTTGAACGGCGCGAGCGCGCAGTCCGTGTTGATGACCCACGAGGTGCTGTAGGTGCCGTTCGCATCGCCGTCAGTCGTGATCGCGGAGACGCTGGCGAAGTCGTCAATCGGCTGCACGAGGTAATCCTGCGCCGTGTAGAAGGCGGTGCTCGCAGCGGATTGGTAGAAGAAGCGCCCGCAGTAATCGTCAATCAGTCGGCTGACCGACTCGATCACGAGTTCCAACTCGGTGTCCGAGGTGGCGTCAATGATGCCGAGGGCCTGCTTGACTGCGCTCCCAGTGGTGTAGCCGTTCGTGATTGCCATCAGGTCTCCTTGATTGGTTGGACACGCTTGAGCGCGTCAGGGTCGCCAGCATCCTGCCAGCCGGACACGATGAGTTCCGTGAGCGGCTGGTGAGGTGCGTATGACCTCAGAACATCAGCCATATGCACTTCATTGGTTGAGCCGAGTTTGAGGTCATAGCAGATGTCATTGAGGAGTTCGCGATTGGTGAAGCGGTAGATGCCGCAGCATACAAGCACTTCGGGAATGCCGCGCGTCCAGCCGCCTTCGGTGGAAGCGTCGTAGTAGTCCCAGATTCGCCACGGTGCCGCAGCTACGCCCACCCAGTCGCCATCCTGCGTCGGCACCTGCGGGAGCAGGGTATCGGCGAAGAGCACCGTGAGCGCGCCTTCTGGAAGCGCGGTAGAGGCACTCAGGAGCGCCCCAGACGGGCCGTCTGCCTCAGCGTGGGGAATCACCCCAGCCAGCCACGGAGCGGCGCTTAGAACCGCCTTCTCGTCGTCTGGCCTCACGACCGCGTAGGTCGGCTGTTTGCCAGCCGCGCGCCTGTGCCACTCGTGCACGGGCAGCCCAGCCGCCTCAACGAGCAGTTTGTTCGTGCCGCCTAATCGAGTTGCCTTGCCAGCGGCGAGGATGACGATCACGGTCGGCTCTCGTGCTTCCATTCGTTGCTGAGATCGTAGAACCAGGTCGCTTCTTGCACGAGCGTGAATCTTGCACCGTGGTCAAGCGCCTTGACCCAGAAGTGCCAGTCGTAGCCCTTGATGAGATCAAAGCCGCCGAGCTCCTTGAAGAGCGCCGCGCGAACGATGGCGTTGTGGCTGACGATGCTGCCAGATCGCAGCGCGCTCGGCTCAAAGCCGACGCGGTACATCCTTGCACCGTCATCGTAGGAGTAGGCGATGTCAGAGCCGTCACGCTCCGCAGCCTCAACGAGCGAGGACAGATGATTGGGATACAGATAGTCGTCATCGTCTAGCAGCGCGATCCACTTGGTCTGAGCAGCAAAAGCCAGATCGTTCTTCATCGCCGCGCCCCCGCGTCGTGCGTAATCCACGCCGATGAGGTGTGCGCTTGGCTGAAGTATCTGCGTTCGCACCGAACCAACGGCTCGCTTGAGCAGCGTCTCGCGCTCAGGCAGCGTTGCCGTGACAACCGTGACGCTCATTTGCTCTTGGCGGCTCGCCGCTGTTCGCGGTTCAGGCCGCTTGCCTTCGGGATCTCAGACTCAATCTGCTTCAGGATCGGGCGCCAGTGCTCGGCGTAGACCTTCTCGGTGCTGTAGTTAGATGCAAACGCAACCGCCGCCTCGGACGCAGCCTTTGCCTTCTCGGTGTCGCCCTTGAGCGCGTAGGACTGCTCCAGCGCGTCCACAATCTCGTCCACATTCGGGGTCATCCACCAGCCGGTCTGCAACTCATCCCACTCAGGCTGACCGCCGACCTTCCAGCCAGCGCCCACGAGTTCGGGCATCGCCGTCCAGTTCGTGACGATGACGGGCGTGCCGCACGCCTGCGACTCAATGGTCGGGATGCCAAAGCCCACGCCTTTGCTGGGCTGGAGGAGCACATCGGCTGCGGTGTAGCAC